GGCCGGTCGTATCCGTCTCGCGTGCCGCAAAGCGTTGCCTTGCCAGTGACGGCCGCGATCTGGTCGCTTGACGCCACCCTGCACCCATCCACGTTGATCGCCCCCGTGCCATGCGTCAGCACGTTCTCGGCGACGGTGCCGACGAGCGGCTTGCGGGCCACGATGATCGGCTCCCAGGCGGGCTTCAGGGCAGTGCCCCAGCCTTGCCAAGCCGTTGCGGGAGCCGTTGCGGGAGGTCGAGTGATTGCCCCGTATGCGTTGCCATTGCCTTGTCCGCCCGGCGTCGGTGGACCGATCACCTCCCGCTCCGCCCCAGCCGCCTTGTCAATCGCCTTGCTCACGTCGTGCGACTTCGGGAAGCCGCTGCCGTACACCCACATCACGCAATCCCGAATCTCCCAGCCCGCGTCTTCGATGGCACACGCGAGCCGGTGATAGGTGCGAGTCCCGCCGAACGCGAGCAGGTGGGCTCCAGGCTTCGCCACGCGGAGAGCTTCGGTCCAGAACTCGACGCCGGGTACGCCGTGGTCCCAGCCCTTGCCCATGAACGACAGGCCATAGGGCGGATCGCTCACGATGGCGTCAACGCCCTCGGCGTCGAGCGTCGCCATGACTTCGCGGCAGTCGCCGTGGTGGATGTCGATGGTCACGGCACGGCCTCCATCACCGCGGCCTCGCTCCCCGGCCGCGGCGTCACCCGGATCACCGTCCGGCCCGCGAGGGCGACGACCGCCGGTAGCCCCGCTTTGCGGGCCGCATCCAGGGCGGAGCGATACTGCTCCGGCACGTCGCCGTCGCCGTCGGTCGTGTCTGCCTCGAGGAGCGTGGCGACCACCTTCCGCTCGCGGTTGAGGCGGTTGACCGCCACGGTCACGTAGGCGGGCACGGCCCCATCGTCCTTTTCGTAGACGTAGACGGCCGCCGTCGCGGACCCGCTCGTGTCCACGCGGCACCCCTCGACGCGCGGCAGCGTCAGCAGGAGAAGCCCGGCGGCGATGAAGGCGAACGGCCTCACGCCTTGGCCTCCGGCTTCAGCAGCTCGTGGGTGAGCTGCTCGCACACGGCCACGGCGTCGGTCTGCCCCTTGTCCCGGAGCCGGGCCGCGAGGTCGATCACCAGGCGGAGGTCGTCCACCGGCGTCCGGGTCCGCCGGCCAAGACGGCCGCGGAGCTGCTGCACACCCACGACCACGCCGTAGCCGACCAGGCCGACGGCGATCACGATCTGGGCCAGGGTCGCGTAGTTCACGGGGTCTGCTCCAGGTCTGCGGCCTTGTCGGAGATCCACCTGGCGAGGGCCGCGCCCTGCGGGGTGTGCAGCACGGCCGCCACGAGGCGGGCGAGCTCGTCGTCCATGCGGTTGCCGGTCTTGCTCGCGAGCCACTCGATCGCGTCGGCGATCGTGTCGGCCCGGCCGCCGTCATCCACGGCCGCCGACAGCCGCTTGGCGTAGCCGAGCAGGGGAGCCCACTCCACGAGCAGCCGGACGTTGTCGAGCATGTCAGCGCCTCACGAGCGGCAGCACTTGCTCCACGGCCCCCGACGCCAGTGCCAGGACGAGCGCCCGCACGGCGGGCCGGGCGAGGACCCAGATCGGGTAGGCGAGCGGCGGGACCGCCCGATCGGCCACGGCATCGAACAGGCTCGCGACCGCCTCCAGGGCGAGGGCCTTCTTCGCGGCACCGCTCAGGCCGTTGGCGACGTCGAGGCCCGCGATCACCAGCCGCAGCAGGGCGAGCATGAGGTCGCCGAACTCGGCCCACGTGAGGCCGTCGGCGGCGGCTGACTTGGCCGCCTCGACGAACGCGTGGATCTTCGCGAGCAGGCCGCCGTCGAGGTTCTCGGCGACGGTCACGGGGGCGTCGGAAATCATCGGGAGGCCTCCGTGGAACTGAGGGCGATCCGCATCCGGGCGGCGGCTGCCGCCGCGGCGGCCCGGGCGCCCGCGAGCGTCGAGACCTTCACGCCGCGCGGGGCGGCCTGGGCTGGCCCGGCCTGGGCGGGCTCGACGATCCCCTCGGGGTAGTCGTCGACCCAGATGTCGACCGAAATGCCGGCGGCCGCTGCGGCCGACCGCTTCCGCTGGTCCGGCCCGACGAGCAGCACGCCGGCAAGTTCGTCGTGGAGATCCCCGAACGCGGTCCGCAGGGCGGCCCGGTTCTCCTCGTTGTCTTCGCGTCGCGTGATGCACACCACCCGGTTGCCGCGGGCCTGGGCATCGGCGACGAACGACCGCCACAGCCCGGGGGCCGCGGTGAACGTGCCGTCGAAGTCGAGGGAGATCGTGAGGCCGCGAGGCTCGGCCCGGTGGGCCATCGCGCTCCGGGCGTTCTTCCAGAGCGGCAGCGAACGGATGCCCGCGGTGCTCTGCGGGTAGGCCGGGTAGGTGACGGCGGAGATGTCGTACAGGCCGGTCGCGCGGAAGACCGTCCGCACGACGTTTCCCTTCTCGTCCTCCGTCCAGGTCTCGCCGTCGGGGGCGGTCGTGAACGCGAACGACGCCCCGGTGATCGTGCGATCCTCGACCAGCATCGCGAGGTCGCGGCCGTGGGTGGTCTGGATCGGGCGGTGGGTGTATTCCAGCCCCTTCAGGCCCTTCCGGATCTCCAGCCGACCGTTGGTCGTCCGGCCCGTGATCAGGTGCGACAGGTGGTCGGTGAGGAACGGAACGTCGAGCTTGCCGCGCGGGTCGTTCGCCTTGCGGTCGACCAGGCCGTCGAAGGCCGTCGGCGCGAACTTCTCGCGGAAGCCGCCGAGGTCGACGGAGAACGAATCCCACGGCGGCGAGATCCCGGCGATGACGGGCGGCTCCCCGTCCCGCGTCTGGACGGTGATCGCCTCGGGGTAGTCGGCGGTCAGGAGGTAGCGGCGTTCGATCGTGCTGGTCATGCGACTGCCTCCGCGTCCAGGCGTTCCGAAAAAGCGTCGAGCTGTGCCTCGATTTCATCGAGCCCGCGAATCTCGTCTTGCAGTTCAACGAACAGGGCCTCCAACGCGTCGGCGTCGCGCTCGGCGTCCGTCAGTTGTTCATCAAGGCTCATGCTTCCCTCTTACTTCAAAAGTCCAGAATCGCTTCGAGGGCCATATTTCTTGGCAATTTCTGCCATCCGGGCCTCGTACTTGGCCTTCGCCGCGGCGATCTTCTGCTCTTTGACGATACGTGCGTTTTCGAGTCCCTTCTGGTGCCACTCCTCGATTGACTTCTTGTATGAGTCAATCCGGGCCAGCTTTTCCTTGACCTCGGCCTCTTTCTTTTTGAGCTCGGCCAGCTTCTTCTGCGCCTTATTGACCTCGCGATCAGCCTCGGCCTGCGTGCCCTCGATTCGGTCGCGAAGCCGCTCCTTCCTCTGCTTCTGCTGGGGCGTTTCCTTTGGCTTTTCGCTATTGCCAGCAGAAGGCCCTCCGGCGCCTCCGTCGCTTACGGTCACAGAAACGGAATCCCCTCCGCCTCCGGCACCGCCATCGGACCCGCCGCCACCGCCGCCGCTCTTGCCGCAGGTGTTTCCATCCTGGAATCCACCGGAGCCTGTCCCGCAGTTGCGGGCGTTGCCTTTGCATCGGCAGGCATGGGCTGACCGCTGGCCCTCGCTGCCGGAAGAGTCGGCAGTCATCGGCGCGGCAGACAGTTCGGCCACCCGCTTCCCGACCGTGAACTCGGTCGGCTGGTCGCCCTGGTAGACGCGGATCAGTGCCGCCGGATCGTCGGGCGTGGCCTCGATCGCGAACGGCGAGCCATCGGTCCCCAGCGTCCCCGACGTCATCAAGTGCTCGATCACGCCGTCGCCGTCGGTCCAGTAGACGCGCTGGCCGAGCGTGAACCCGCCCGCCGACGGCACGCTCTCGCCCTGGCCGGCGGCATCGCCAGCGGCCGACCCAGCCACGGCCCCGGCGGCCCCCTTCTGGGCCTGGTTCGCCGCCATCTCCAGCGTCGAGAAGCCGAGCTGCAGGAACGTCTTGTCGGCCTCCGGCTCCTCGAGCAGCGGGAAGTCCTCGAGCTCGCGGATCTCGTTCGGCGTGATGGCCGACATGGAGAACAGCGCCCGGTACAGGTTCGCCCGGGCGACCGAATCGCCGCGGAGCAGCGCCCGGTTGTCGAGCTGGAAGAACGTGTTCTCGCCGTAGGTGTCCTGCAGCCAGAGGTTGACCGCGCCCTCGAACCGCTTCTGGCACGGCAGCAGGCACCACACCTGGGCCTGGAGGTTGTCGGCCTCGGGGCTGCCGTACCGCTGTGCCTTCGCATCGCCGACGAGTGAGGCCGGCACGCCCCAGTGGCTGCACACCTCGGGCAGGATGGATTCGCGGAGCTGCTGGAACTGCGACTGCTCCATCGTGTTCGACTGCATGGGCACGAGCTTGTGGCCCGGGATCATGACCGCCGGCGTGCCGCGGTTATCCCCGCCGTACATCTCGCGGAACTCCGACCGGTAGCGGGCCATGGTCGTGTCGTCCATCCGCTTGTCGGTCTCGATCACGAAGTCGGGCCGCGCCCCCTTCCGCCAGAGCGTGAGGGCTGCGCCGTCGAGCTCCCGGGCGATCGTGATCGCCGTCGCGAGCGTGTCCGTCGGGGGCGTGCCCGTGATCCCGTTGTCGCCCAGCCAGCGGAAGTGGAGGACCTCACTCTGCTGGAGCGGCATCCACTTCCCCAGCTCGTCAAACCACTCGTAGGCGAGCGAGTAGTCGGCGAGTTGCTTCGTCCGCATCCGCCGCGGGTGGAGCGGGATCAGGTGGGTCATCGCCCCCCGGTTGCCAGCCACGATCCTGGCGAAGCCGCCGCCGTGGAGGGCAGTCCAAAACGCTTGCAGGGTCCAGAAGTCGAACGGGCTCTGCCACGGGTTCGGCCGCACCCGCAGGGCGTGGACCGCCTGCCGGTAGACGCTCGCGGCCGGATCGCCGAAGCCCTGGACCGCGTCGAGCGTTTTGCCCGCCAGCCGCACCTTCAGCCGGGGCGACATGCACCCGATCGACTGGGCGATGAACCGGCAGACGCTGAAGACGCTCGACACCCGGACGGCGAGCTCGGGGTGGACCCGCCGCTGCGATGCGGAGCCCCACGCGAGCGGGTCAAGGAGCGTGCTGTCCGCGATCGTGGCGCGCGTGGATGCCCGGGACCGCCGCGAGGCGGGCCGCTTCGTCGACGGATTCTGCGGCGACCGCCTGGAGGCCGGGGGCTTGGCGCGTGGCATGGAAGGCATCCTTCCAAACCGCCACCGATTTGCCCTATAGCCGCGTCACCAGAGCGGCTGCAGGAGCGGGCCGTCGCTCCATGGCGGCCGCGAACGCGTTGACCGCCGCCACCATGCCGTCGATCTTCTCCGGCGACTTCTCCTTGTCGGGCTTGATCATCCCCGTCGAGTCCTCGAACCACACGAGGTTGTTCGCGTTGAACAGCAGGATCGGGGATTCGTAGCCGAACTTCCCCTCGACCACCTCACCCTCGAGCATCTTCGACGGGGCGTTCATGACGGTCGTGCTGGGTCGCACCGCCTTCAGGTCGATCGACTCCTCCTCGAGCATCGACGCGATCGGGCCGATCTGCCACGGGTCCGCACACACGAGGGCGATCTTGTTTTGGCGGTCGAACTCCGCGATGTCGCGGGCGACGACCTTGTGGTTGAGCCGCGCCCCCGGCGTCACCGTCAGCCAGCCCTCGCGAGCCCAGGTCGAGTAGGGGATGTTGTCCTTCGTCTCGCGCTCGCGGACGGTCTCCTCGGGAACCCAGTACCGCATGATGGCGTAGTAGGAGCCGTCGGCCAGCTTGAACAGGAAACACGCCGCCGTCATGTCGATGTTGCTGGCGACGTCGATCCCGCAGACGCATGTCAGCCCGGTCAGGTCCGGCCGCGGCTTGCGGCAGTTCGCGAAGTGCTCGCCCGGGAAGGCCCGGTTGTCGGGGGCGGTCCACACGTTGAGCGAGTACCGCAGCCACCTCGAGAACTTCCGCGGGTGGGTGAGGGCGTCCTCGTAGTCGCTGCGGAACTCGTCCTCCGTGAAAGCCTCGCCGAGGCCCGGGTTCGCCTTCGCCCACGTGGCCGGGGCGTGCGGATCGTCGGCCTCGGGGTCGGCCGCGAAGATCACGCCCAGAAGGCTGGGGTTCACGCTCGGGTCTTTCAGCACCAGCTCGGTCGCCTCCCACCACTCCCAGCCGATCCCGTTCCGGTTGTCGCCGGCCGTCGAGATCGAGCCGATGATGGCGTTGGGGATGCCACGGGTCGCGTACATGATCGTGTCGACCAGGTCGGGCTTCTTGAAGCTGTGGATCTCGTCGAGTAGCACGAGACCGTTGATGCCCTCCGAGACCTTCGCGTCGGCGGACAGGCAGCGGATCTCCTTCCCGTTCCGCCTGTTTCGGATCAGGTACTTGTGGTCGACGACGTCGAACACCGGCTCCAGGATCGGCGAGGCCTGGATGGAGTCGCGCACCATTCGCCACATCGTCCGGGCCTGGTCCTTCACGTTGGCCGCGAGGAAGACGTCCATGCCAGCGACGACGTTTGCAAACTGCACGATCTGGGAGCAGCTCGTCGTCTTCCGGTTCTTCTTGGGCACGAAGACGGAGAACCGCCGGAACCGGAGCCGGCCGTTCGGCCGCCGCCACCCAAAGAGCGGGAAGAGCACGCGGTCCCGGAACCACGGGATCGGCGAGACCCGGACGATCTCGCCGCCTTCCGCCCGGTGGCGGCAGCACTCCTCGATGAACTGCCGCGGCTTGTCAGCCTCGTCGGCTTTCCATTCGAACCCTGGCACGTACTCCGGCCTGGACGTCGGATCGACGAACAGGGAGTCGGGCGGCGGACCGCACGGCTCAGGAATACTTCGCGAGCGGGTCTTCCTCCTCCGCATCGTCTTCCTCGATTGGCAGGCGAGCCACGGCCGCGGCCGTCAGGCCGAAGTCGCGGGCCAGGGCGACGAACTCCGTCCGGGCCGCCCGGAGCATGGTGTGTGCCGGATGCTTCACGATGTCGCCCTTCGTGTTGATGATCGTGTCGCCGTCCGTCGCGATGCGAAGGTCGAGCCTCTCGATCTCAGCATGGAGCCGGCACATGAGGGCGAAGGTTTCCGCCTGGTCGGCAGTGAGCCGCCCGTCCTCGATGAGCGTCGGAGACAGCCGCTTCCAGAGGGCCGCGGCTGGTTTGTTTTTCGCCAGGCCGTGAGGCATCCGCACCGGATCGTCCGACCCGCGGCGTGGGGCTTCAGGCAGGCGTCCTCGTGATCCCATAACTCACCTAAAAAAGGTCGAAATGCGCCGCGAACTCAACCGGAGGTCGCGTGGGGCTCTGGGCGAAAAGGCCCGTTTTTGGCGCGATCCACCCCGGTCGACGCGGTATTCGCCGTGTTTCGCATCACAGCACGCCCCGCCTCCGCTGCTCCGCCCTCGTCTTTCTGCCGTGGCACGACTCGCACAGCACCTGGAGGTTGCCCTCGTCATCGGTCCCGCCCTCCTCGAGCGGCAGGATGTGATCGACATGGGCCGCCGGCCCGTAGCACACGAGCGAGCAGCTGCGGCATCGGTACGCGTCACGGATGAGGATCGCCTTCCGTCTCGCTCGCCAGTCCTTCGACGTGTAGTGTGCCCGTTCCTTCGTAGGCTTGGCCTTCAGATGGACAGGCGGCCTCCATCGCTCGATGCGTGCTGGCATCACTTCACCTGCGTCGCCCCCGCCACCCACCTCGGCGTATACGGGCAGTTGACGCACCGCCGTCCGCAGCAGCGGCCGGCGGCCAGGAGCACGGCGGCAGGGGTGGGGGTGGTCATGGGGTGGGCTGCTCGATAGCCGCCTGGTACTCGGCCTTGGTGATCTCCTCGACGGAACCGCTGGCGAGGAGTTGTGGGAGGAGCGTTGCGGCTGGCTCCCAGGTTGCAAACTCATCATTCACCGCCAGCAGCAGGCGGCCCGCGTTATCTCGCGGGGCAACAGACGCCGGGTCGAAGCAGGTGATCGTCTTCGTCTCGGCATTGGGATGGCCCCAGGCCGCATCCAATTGGAGGCGGATGGATTCGTACAACGATTCATTGGCCGTGCGAAAGCATCTCATGCGACAACGATGCCCCACTTCTTTCCGAGGTATCGCTCGGCAGTTTGTCGTTCGGCAGCCGTTAGCGGCCGGGAATAGCAAAGGATTTCACCTATCCATCCTTGAAGTTGCAATGTTGAAGAGTTGAAGTATCCAATGCGACTAATCGCAACGGAACCGCTGGTGGTAAACGACGCTGCGCCATTGACAACGCTGGGTCGCTGCGTCCCGTCGATAAATACAAAGCCGCCGCTTGCGGCAGATCGCACTACCGACAGCACAGCCGGACCGAGTGGTATCGCCGGATTGGAGTTATAATAAGGGCGAAGTCTGCCAACGCCTTCGGCAAAGTCTCCAAAATAAGCCACCAGAAGTCTCACCGAGCCTTTGGCAGAGGCAATACCAAATCCCTCTACTGCATTGGAGATAAACATCCGCGTTCCAGACTGGTCTACCGTCTGCGCCGCCGCAATGATCCAAGTCTCGTCGGTGCGAGCCACGCCGGTAAACTCAAGCCCGTCGTTCATTCCATCGAACGATACGGCTGTGCGCCCATTGACAGTAACTGTGGCGGGCCGATTGTTTGCGACTGTCTGCGCGGCGTTGCGACTGTTTCCGCTTTTGTCTCGCCACTCACTAACAGCACCAGATGCGAGTGTTACGGTGGACGAGTCGCTCGCATCCAGCCACATCGCCAGGCCTTGGATCGTCCGCGGGTCAAACTGCCGCGCCCGCGCGTAGATCGACTGCCACCTGCTCACAGAATCCTCCACCGCGAGATCGCACTGGAGTAGGTGAGCACGGCCGAGCCGCCATCGGCCGGCAGGATGAAATCGCCTCCGGTCGTGTTGCGGAACTGGTTCGCGGCCGTGCTCGATGAAGACTCGTGCTTCAGCGTGATCGCCGCCCCGCCGCTGGCGTTCGTGTTGATGACGAGACGCATGGCCCCGTCCACCGTCCCGGCCACGAGCCCTGTGATGTCGATGGCGGTCGAACTCGACAGCCGCAGGATGTCGCACACCCCAGGGGCGTAGTCGTTTTGGCTGGCCGACAGGCTGGACGGCGTGACGATCACGTGGTTGATCGCGTCGGCCTGGCCGGTCTGGTGGCTGGACGCATGGCTGGTCGGCACCCGTTGATCGGTCAGCCGCGAATCGTTCCCCGCCGCGACCGTCCCGGCCGTCGTGCCGACGTTGAGCGTGGCGGCCCCGCCGAGGCCGGTGATCGTCGTGTGGGCTTGCGTCCCGGTATGCGTGGCCCGGTCCCGCAGTTGCGCGTCGGTCGCGTTGGCCGTGGCCCCCGTGGCGATCCCGTCCAGCTTCGTCTTCGCGGACGACGCCGCCCACCACGCCGCCACCGCCTGGAACACCCGCAGCGGCGAGAACGCGAGCCGGCTGGTGGATGTGCCGGCCTCGGCTTCGGCCTGGGTGACCGTGGCGGCCGACCACTCGCGGGCGTCGGAGAGGCGGGCGTCGGTGGTGCTGGCCTTCCCGTCGAGGGCGGCCTGGAGGCCGTCTACGGTCCCGATCGCCTGCGTCCCGGTGTGGTTCGACCGCTGCACCGCTGCAGCCTGGGCGGCGTTCGCCTTCGAAGTCGCATCGGCAGCGGCAGCGGATGCAACGGCCGCGTCTGCGGCCGCCTGGGCGGTCGAGACGGGCTTCGCCGCGTCGGCCGTGTTGTCCACGTTCCCGAGGCCCACCATGGCCTTTGTGATGCCCGAGACGTTTCCCGTGAACGTCGGCGATGCCAGGGGGGCCTTGGCCGCGAGGGCGGTCGTGACGGTCGATGCGAAGTTGGCGTCGTCCCCGAGGGCGGCGGCCAGCTCGTTGAGCGTGTCGAGCGTGCCCGGGGCCGCGTCCACAACCGCCGCCACGGCCGCCGTGACGTCCGCCGGCGTGGCCTTGCCGTCGAGGGCCGCCTGGAGGCCGGTGACGTCGCCGATCGGGTGCTGGTGAGCCGCGCCGGCCATGTAGGGCAGGGCGGTCCACGCCGCGACGCCGTCGCCGACCTTGCTCCGGCCGGTGTCGGTCTCCAGGCCGGTGACGCCGTACCCGAGGACCGGGTTCGCGGCCGTGAAGCCGGCGGCGGTGTTCCGAACGTGGTCGAACGTGACGCGGGTGTTGAACGTGGTCATGCGGCCACCTGTTGGGTGATGTCGAGGACGAGCGGCGAGACGGTGCCGCCGGAGATCGCGACCGTGGACAGCCCCGACGGGCCGGCCGGGCCTTGCGGCCCCTGCGGGCCGACGCCGCCGGTGACGGTGGCGGCGACGTCGAGCGGCTGGATCACCACCTCGACGGCCGCGGGCGGCCCGACGTTCACCTGGATGTCGCTCACCGGAGCACCTCGCACGTGCCGCCGAGGACGTCGCGCACGCCGCCGGGGGCCGTCCACCGGACCCGCAGGCCGAGCGTCCCGATGGGTAGCGTGTTGCCCGTGGTCCGTGGAACGGCCAGGCTCACCTTCCCGAGGGCGGCGTCGACGGTCGTGACGGTGGGCGTGGCGAGGATCTCGCCGGTGTTGAGCGAGTAGATCTCGGCGGCCCAGGTGTAGCCGGTCGTCGCGATCGAGAAATCGAGCGCGGCCGAGAAGTCGTTCCCGCGCACGAAGGCGACGTGGAGCGGGCTGCGGGCTTGGAGGGCGGAGGCCATGCCGCGAGGGTAGCGGCGGCCACCGATTTGCCCTATGAGCCGCGTAGGTCTGCCATCTGCTGCCGCAGCTCGTCAGGGGACGGGTCTTCCCGCCGTGCCGTGTCCATCCACGACCGCTTCCGCCGCGGCACGTGCTGCAGCTGGTCGCGTAGGATCCGCTGGATCGTGTTCCTGCACACCCCGATCGCGTCCGCAATCGCCTCCAGGCTCCGGCCGGTCCGGAACATCCGCTCGACCGCCCTGACCTGGATCGCCGACAGCACGATCCGCGTCGACCCGAGGAGCCGCCCCGAGCGGTCCCGCATGAGCCGCCGCCCGTTCCGCACCCCACTCCGCGAGACGTCGCGTCGTACCATTCTGGCCTCCATGCCGTCAGGTCCCGGTCATCCGGTGGAAGGTCGCCTCGTGATCCGTCTGCTCGAGGTCGAAGGCCGTGACCGCCACGGCCAGCGCCGCCCACCGGTGGTTTGAGATGCCGAACAGCGGCCCCGGGGCCTTCTTCGTACCAACAGGCCCGAACCGGTCAATGAGGGCCTGCCGGATGTTCCCGTCCTTGGCCTTCGCCGACCGGCAGATGTGGAGTTTGACGTCGCGGCGGGGGACCAGGCGGACGTCCTTCATCGCGGCCATGCGGCCGATGCTGAACACCGTCTCGAACACCTCCCTCCCGACCGCCATGCCGAAGGACTCGATCCACTCGATCGCGACCGGGTAGCCGACCGACGGCGTGAAGAACGGCTCTCCCGGCTGGCAGTTCGTCGCGTCGCCGCAGTCGAGGACTCGCGAGCCGTTCCACAGCACCCACGCGAACTCCCGCGGGCCGGGGTCGATGCCGATGACTGGGGCGTGGTGTGGCTTCATGTCTGCTCCTGAAGCGACGCCAGCACCGCCGCACGTGCGGCCTTGCGGGCCTTGGACTCCAGGTACTCGGCCCGCCGGCGGGCGGCTTCCGGGTCTTCGGCCTTCCGCTGCCACTCGGCAGCAGCCTCGGCCGCCGGGCGGCGTTCGTCCTGGCCCCGAGGGCCTGGCTTCCGGTCCGGGTTCACCGCGTCGTACCGCCCCTGCAGCACCCGCCCAACGAACCGCGGCCCGCAGAACTGCGGCAGCCCGACGGGGTTCTGGAAGTACTTGCAGCCCCGCAGACGGCCGATGGCCTGGAGGGCGTCATCCAGCCAGCCATCCTCGGCAAGCCGCGCCACGGCCTCGTCTGGCGGGTCAGGAGGCCCCCACGGAACTCCAGGGCCGGACTTCCAGGCATCCCGGAGGATTGCCCATCTTGCCGGGTCCGGGGGTTCCCCCGCGCACGCGTGCGGAGGAGGAGGAATTTCTTCTCTTCTCTTCTCTGGTAACGCATCTGTAACGCGCGCAGCGTTACGGAAGCGTTTCACCCTGGTTTTGCCGAGCGCCCGGACTTTTGCGGATTCGCTGCAGTGCCGGTCGAACCGGGGAAACGTCAGCCCTTGGCCCGTTTCCTCCAGCCATCCCACCCGCACCATTTCAGCCGCAAACCCCTGACACCTGGCAGTCCTGTCCACCCAGTCGAGCCCGACGCCGTCGGCGTGCCCGCCGGCCGTGTGGCGGTCCGCCCACGACCAGAGCCGGTGCAACTTCCCGACCACGGCATCCTCGTCGATGCGGCACGCCGTGGCGATCCGGATCACTGCCGGGTCGTCCGCCAGGTCGTGCCGCATCTTCAGCCAGTCACCGGCCATTCGTGGCCTCCACGCCCGTCTCGCTAAAAACGGCGACTACACCATCAACGCCAACGAGCGAAAAGTAACGAGGGATTCTTTCCGAAAACCCCACATTCAAAGCATCTTCGCGCTTGACGCTAAACGACACGAGAAAATCCCCTCGGCCGTGGTTGTGTCCACGAAGCAAATTTCCTGCTTGTTCGTCAATCTTTACGCGCAGGCGATTCGTGGCGTTATCAAAATCAGCAGACACACGCATCCCAAGTTTTACATTCATCAGATCAGCCAGCCTTGGCGAGATGTAAAATGTAATTCTGCCTCTGAGTTTATTTTCAAATACGAAGGAAACACTAAGGTCTGATCCAGGCCTGTGTATCCCACCGCGGCCGCAATGCGACCTCTGAAGTTTTAAGATAGTCACAATGGACTCCTTTCCATTCAGCCCCTCGACCGGCGTCACCGCGACGCAGCCGTGATTCAGCCGCCTGCCGTCTCTTGCCGCTTTGCCCTCTGCCGTGGGCAGAGTTTCAGGGTAGCCGTCACGCAGTGACGAGGCTTTCGTCTTGCGCGTCTGCCCTTCCAGTCCTTGAGCCGCTTTCGCTCCAACTTGCGCCAGCGAAGTTGATCCACGATCAAGGAAATCTTGGCGTCAAATCCAAGGTTCGCGATCATCCATCGCACCTCCGATGCTCACTCTCCCCGCCCTCGACCTCCCGGCCCGTCCGCTCGACGAGCCCGGCCCGCCGCAACTCCGGCAGCCGCTTCGACACAGCGGCAACCGTCAGCCCGGCCCGCCGGGCGATCTCCGTCTGGCCGGCGGGGCCGGCCGCCAGGGCCTCGAGCACCTTGGCACAGTGCCCGGCCACCGGCGCCCGCTTCGCGGCCGCGTGCGAGGTCGCCGGGTCGGTCTTCCGTGCCGCAGCAAACAGCGGCAGCACCGCCTCGGGCGGCGGCGTGATCCATGGAGGGGTCTTCATCGCGTCGCCCCCTTCGCGATCTGGTAGAGCGTGACCTTGTTCACGCCCAGGCGGACCGCGATCTGCGGGACCTTCATGCCCTGGGCGAGCAGCTCGCGGACGCGTTCGCGGTCGATGGTCGGTCTTGCTGGCATCCGTTCCTCCGTGTATTTGCCCTGTGACGCCGGGCCGGCGGTCGGATCGCCGGCGGAAAGGTCTCCGGCTCCGGCTGCGGGTGTTTCAGACGACCGCCCGCGGCGTCCTCCCTGGGGCTGTGATGAGTCGGCCCCTTCGGCCGGGAGCGGCCGCCGTGTAGTCAGTCCCCCGTGTAGTGCAGCGGGCCGATCGGCCCGAGCTTCTGGTCGATCACCTCGCGGCCCCAGCGGACAGAGAACGCCTCCTGGCACGCCTCCGCGTCCGCCTGCGGCCGCCTCCGGTACATGGCGGCCATGCCGACCTGATTCCGGATCCCGGCCGCCTCGTGGCTGCTCGTCGCGGAGAGGATCCGCTCGATCGCCAACTCGGTCGGCCACTCGCCGGCACGAACAACGTCAGCCACGTCGTAGGTCATGCGTCGGCCTCCTGCCGCAGCCGCGCGGCCTGCTGGGCGAGATCCTCGCGAATCTCGTCGATCCGGTCGGCCGCCTCCCGCTGCGCGTCCGCGATGTTGCTGTGGAATCCGGCCGGCTTGACGATCGTGCCGTGCCGCAGGCGAACCATCGGTACGCCGTAGACGTCGACGGTCTCGCCAGCCTGCTGGTAGACGGTCACGCTGCCGCCGTAGATCGAGATCTTGTGAACCGTTGCCATGTGTCACCTCCATCACGCCGGAGGCCGCGTCGGCCTTCTGGGTCGGCGTCCGCTTTGCCACCGGCTTCTCGGCCGGCTTCGGCTGGCCGGCGTCGGGCTGCGTCCAGGTCTCGGCCGGGAACCACTTCTCGATCTCGACCTTGCTCTCGTCGGTCTTCGGGTTCGTGTAGATCTTCGTCAGCACCTGGACCCGCTTGCCGACCAGGCAAGAAGGGCTCCACGGAGGACCGTCCTTCGACGGGGCCGGCACTCCAGCGGCCCCGCAGACCGCGCGGTACTGCCATCGCCGCTCCTTGATCCGCGGGATCCGCGTGATCGTCGCCGCGTATCCCGCCGGAGCGTCGATCTCGACCTTCACCTTCAGCATGTTCCCGCCGCTTCCAGGGAACGTCCGCTCGGCCCATGGCTCGACCACCCACGCCGCCTCGGTGATGCTGCCCGTGTATTCGCCCGGCTGCAGCAGCTTCGACTCCTGCTCCTCGCCGCCCCAGTCGCCCCAGTCGATCGCGTCGTCAGACATTCGCCGTCTCCTTCGTGTCCTTCAGAAACCCCAGGCGGGCCGCATACGCTCGGACCGCGTCCATGTGCTCGTTCGTGTACCGATAGTGCCCGTACCGCTTTTCCGGCCGCGACGTCCGCACGGCCTTCTTGATGTCGTCGTCGCTCAGGCAGGGGATCTCCGCCCTGACCAACTCCCGAAACTCCGACCACCGCATCCAGTCCCGCGGCTGGTCGTCGCCACGCATCCGCGAGAACGCGAACCAGTCGCTCATGCCTCCACCTCGCGCGGCTCGATCGCGTCGTGCCGCTTGCCGATCTCGACGTCGAGCCGATTCCGCTGGCTCTCCGTCATGTCGCCGGCGGTCACGGCCTGGTCGGCCTCGTCGGCGATCTGCCCGAGGGCCTCGACGGTGTCGGCCGCGGCCACCCGCTCCAGCCAGCCGCCGCGGGGCCTCTGGCTCGGGGCCGCCCGCGGGCCGGCGAACAGCGGCGCGAGGGCCTCGATCGTCATGGGCAGCTCGGCCGGCAGGCCGTATCGGTTCTTCGCATCCCAGGCCGCGGTCCGCTCCGCGAACAGGATCCGCTCCTTCCCACCCTTGGCCCGGGTCCGTCCGTCGGTCCCCTCGACCAGCCGCGTCCGGTAGTTCGCGAACAGGAGGGCGTCGGCCCACTCCTTGACGAGCGGGGCCACCTGACGCGAGAGCTTCAGCTCATACCGATCCCAGCCCTCGTCGAGGTCGGGCGGCGTCGTCCGCTTGACCGTCGAGTGGCCGACGAACACGACGTTCACGCCGCGGTCGATCAGGTTGTCGGCCATGCCGAGGAACGCCGACATGACCTCGGCGAGCTTCACGAACCCCTTCCCGAACCCGTAGTCCTCGACGCTCCGCTTGCCGTCCTTGCGGAGCATGTGCTCGAGGGCGAGCCGCTCGGCCCAGTCCACCGAATCGACGACCACCGTCGCGAAGCCCTGGGCGTTGCCGCCGAGGTCCACCATCGCCCCCTGGAGCGTCATCCAGTCGGAGCACCGGACGCGGGCACAGTCGATCTGACGCGTGCCGTCCTCGGTGTCGAGGATCACGGGGTTCGGGAACTGTGCCGCCAGCGTGCTCTTGCCGATTCCCTCGGTGCCGTACAGCACCACGCGGGCCGCTCCGCGGCTGACGCCGCGCTCGATCTTGATCGCCATCACTTCCCCTCCGTTTGCCGAACCGTCTCCATGTCGACCCAGCCCGCGCGGGCCAGCGTCGTGAAATCGGAGGCGGCCGGTCCGTCGACCGCCCCCGACCGGGTGCATCCCTGCCGACCGGCATCCCGCCGGCATCCTCCGCCGCGGCATCCGCCACGGGGCTCCTCCCTGCGATTCATCACCACCGCCAGGCCGACCGCCACGGTGCAGACCGTGAACGTCATCAAGAACGCCGCCGCCACGATCAGCCAGAAGCCCAGCCACGCGTCGCTCATCGCAGCACCTCGCCTTCGGTGTCGTTCGCGATCACGCGGAACTCGTCGAGGCTGGCCTTCGCCCGGAGGAACAG